GAAACAGATATTTATGTTGCTCAAAAATTGATGTATCACATTAAAGAGTTCTTTTATTTAACGCATCGTAAAAATAAAACCCGAAAAAAAAATATTCGTTTAGGTCGCATTACTCGTAAAAATTCATTATATTCCGCTGAATAATTATTTATGTATGTTCTCATATGCCATTAATAATAATTGTTCTTCTACTGATAATTTTTGAAATGTAATACTATCGTCAAATTTATATTGGATAAATCTATTTTGCGAATTCTTACATATTATATGCACACCATTATCCAAAAATTTTATGTTTACTAATATTCCACCGTTTGTTAATATTGGTATTTTACAAATTTTTTCATTCAAACTTCCTATTTGGTTGGAAGCATTATTAATTCGTATCCACCGAATATGTTTTCCTTTATGTAGTTCGTGTATTTCATCAACATATCTATATCCTATTAAACGATTACAAATTTCTTTTGTATGTTCCAATGAAATATCTAATTCACTAATAGCTTCAAAATTGTGTGTTATTATATCATCCATTGTCTTATTTTCTAAATAGTCATTTCTCTCATTCTCTATAGAATTAAGTAATTCTTCAATGTTCATTGTAGAAAATAACGTTGGGTCTTTTTTTGCGTTTTCAAATATTTCATTTATATTTATTTTTTCATTTATCTTATGATTATTTGTAGTCATTAACATATAATCATATATTGTATTTATTTATTATTTTTTTATTATTTTATGTATAATAATTACAAATGTACATTGACATTATGATATTTTGTAAAATCCATCGCATTATTTAGATAATGTAATACATATTCAGTTAATCCTAAATTTATTAGTAAATAAATGGCACTACCAAATATTATATCACCATCAAAATCTTTCAAATGATGCTTACGAAATGGATGAAATCGAATAATTAAAAATAAACAAATAAATAATTGAACGCCAATATTCAAATAATCGACATATTTTACATTATATCGTATTATTCCAAAATATGTTCCAATATATAATACGTGTAACAGCACTAATAAAAATATATAAAACGGTTTTTTGATTATTTCGAATAAATCATCTATTTTTTGTAGTAATGCATTCATTTTTATTTCTTAATAATATAAACTAACATTAGATATTTCATAAATAAAATAAAAGATAATTATTCAATATATTTATGAAAAAGAATGAGATTATCATTAATAATAAATATATAATAGAAGAAAATATAGGAAAAGGTCAATTTGGCTCTGTATATAAGGGGTATCATAAAAAAACAAGAGAACCTATTGCTATCAAAATAGAATTATCAAACTCACCTATTAAATTATTAAAAAATGAAACTACTATTTTAAATTATTTACGCAACTCTGGTTCTCGTAATATTCCATTGGTGCATTGGTTTGGTTTGTTTTCAACTAATACTTGTCTTATTATGTCATTGTATGATTATTCATTACACGATTTTATTATTAAGAAAGAAATATCCATTAAACAAATTCAATATATAATATTAAACTGTATTGAGATAATTGAGAACATACATAATCGTTTTGTATTACACCGTGATATTAAACCACAAAATTTTATGATAAAAAATAATGAAATATTTATTATTGATTTTGGGTTCTCTACTTTTTATATAGGAGATGATAAAAAACATTTACCTATGAAAAATATTGATAATCAAAGCAGCGAGCATAGTGCTATCATTGGAACTCCCAAATACGTTAGTCCCAATATTCATAATGGAATTACGCCATCAAGGCGTGATGACCTTATATCAATTGGTTATATTATTATTTATTTATTGAATAAAAAACTCGCTTGGGATATTTTACCAAATTTTGAAAACAATGATAATTATGATATTATTAATATATTACATCCTAAGAACCTCTATATTAAAGAATTAAAAACAATAGAAAATATAGAAAAAATGTTATTATGTCAAGATGATGTTAACAGAGAAAACATAAACCAAATATTATTATATTATATAAAATATTGTTATTCATTGAGTTATGAAGAAGACCCTAATTATAATTCTATAAAACAATTACTTACAAAAATGATTTAAAAAATAGACAATTATTATATTATATTTGGGTAATACAATGAGTAATACACAAGAAGTTTCTACAGAAAGTCAAAGATTAATTGGTCAAGTAAAATGGTTCAATAATAAAACTGGTTTTGGATTTATTACCGTAAATGAAGGTGAATTATCTGGTAAAGATATATTTACTCATTTTTCTACAATTCGCGTTACTAATTCTCAATACAAATATTTAGTTCAAGGAGAATATGTTGAATTTGAATTAGAAAAAGCAACAAAGGGTGATTATGAATTCCAAGCAACCAGTATTACTGGCATTAAAGGCGGTAAATTGATGTGCGAAACTCGCCAATTAAATAGACCACAAGAAGAAAGTGAACGAAGACATGTTCGTCGTTACAGACTTCAAGATGATAGAGACCGCGCTGATGGCGATTTTACAAAAGTTCCACAAAGAAGACAATATGGTGGGCGCGGTGGTAGAGGTGGAAGAACTACTCCAACAACCAGTCCTGTTGAAGAACAAAATATGTAAATTGCCAAGAAAATATAAAATGAATATAAAATGATATAAATATACTCTACAATACAATAGTATATTTATAATGGAAAATGTGTTTATATCAATAGAACAAGTAGATAACAATGATGAAACCACTGATATTTTACCAGTTAATTTAACTAAATTGATTGCGAAGTTTGATATCATAAGAGATAAGATTTCCGACCAAAAAAATTCATTGGATGATATTAATAAAGATATAAAAACATTCGAAAAATTAATCAATAAATTAGTAAAAAACTATATCAAAAAAGAAACAAAGCCGAAAAAACCACGCAAAAAATCTGGTATTGCATTACCGGTCTCTATTAGTAATGAATTATGTGAATTTATGGGTATTGAACCTGGTAGTAAATTAGCCAGAACACAAGTTACACAATATTTATCAACTTATATTAAAGATAGTAATTTAATTAATCCTGAAAATAAAAAAATAATAATTCCTAATGAAAAATTGGCAAAATTATTAGGTGAAGACATTAATAATATTGAATTGACTTATTTTAATATTCAGACATATATGAATAAACACTTTTATAAATAGAATAATAGAATTTAGCAGAGAGATAATTTATATATATATATATATATTATAATATAATTTATATATGAGCGCTAATAGAAATATTGATATTGTTTATTTGAAAGAAATTAGCGAAAAAACTATCAATTATTATAAATCATTAGAACAAACAAGTGATAAAATATTAAAAGATACAAATGATTTATCGCAAGAAAGAATACGTAATAATTATGAACCAATGATGACACAAATTCAAATTAAAAAAAACGAACTTGAACGAGTATATAGACATTGTAATATGGTTGATAATAATATTACAAAAATAAGAGTCTCTTTAGACAATATATCAGGCACATTTGACAAAATAACATCTATATATAATAAATCAATATTATCCGGTCTTCAATATCTTAGTAGCGATGTTGTTAAGAAACATTATGATATTAAAAATAATGATTACATTAAAGAAATTTTCAATAACATTAATATTTTAGAAAGTTCTAAGAAAAATGGCGGAAAAAGTGGAAAAAGTGGAAAAAATAGAACAAAATTTAATAAATCAAATAAAACAAGAAGAACAAGAAAAAATAAAACGAATAAAAATAAGAAAAACAAATGAAAAATTCAAATGAAAATCCAGTTGAATTTTTCAATTATTCATAATAGATGACTTATCAATGAGAACCTCCTTCAATACATTTTTCATAATTTTTTCTCTATATTTTTCTTCTTCTTCAGCACCTCTACCACCTAAAGCAACTAATGCTAATTCAGTAAATCGCTCATTTTCTTTTGTATTATTTTTTACACATTCGGGATATCGTTGTTGCCATTCTTGTATTTGGTTCAAATTCATTTGTGCTATTTTATTGATAACCCATTTGAATTTTTTCTTTTCGTTGTTCTCTTTCTCCCACGAATTATTATCCTTTATGTACACTGTTTCTCGTTTAGCGTCCGTGCAATGGACAGGTCGTTTTTCAACATCCATTTCCTTCAATTCCTTTATAAATATTCTGGAAATACCATCTACAAACCCTAATTTACCAGTTGTTTCGAAATCTTCTATTGTCAATTTCATTGAATTCACAAAATCAACTATATTCATTGCATCTTTACATGTCTCATTTAAAAAGAAATTCAAATTGAAACTATTGTTGGTGGTGTTTGTTGTAATATTATTTTGTATAATAGCATTTTGAACAGATAATTCATTTATTTTATTATTTTGCTCTATCAATAAATTCTTGAACTCTTGTGTTTGCTTTACTATTTCCATTAATATATTAGCATTTATCGTATTGTCGCTATTGATAATCAAATCTTCTACTTTGATATTTTCATCTTCTTTCATTATGTTATCAATATTACATTTTTTTTCGTGATACCATAGACTATTTTTTGCTTTATAACTTTTATTACAGTTCTTACATTTATATAAGGTAATTTCATCGGCGTTTTTTTCATTCAAATTTATTCTAAAAAGATGCTTTCGAGTGGAAATATGTCTATTCCATTCACTATTTTTATTACATTTAAAATCACAATCATTACAAATATATTTTTCAGGCGTTTTTTCCATTCTATAGTTTAGAACAAGAAAAACGCCTAAATTGTTTTTGTTATAAATTATATAAAATTAATTATTTCTTGTATTTATAAAATTTTATATTATAATGTATTATTCACAATGGCGAGAAGACATTTACCTTAATGAAAACTATTTTCATAATAAACAAAATGGATCATATATAGAATTAGGAGCATTGAATGGCGTATTATACTCAAACACTAAATTTTTTCAAGACCAATTAAATTGGTCAGGTATACTAATTGAACCACATCCATATGCGTTTGACATAATGAAACAAGCGCGACCAAATAATTTTTTATTTAACGATTTAGTAAGTAATACAAAAGACCCTTTAAAATATAAATATTTTCATAATCATCTCGCAGCTGTTTCTGGAGTTGAAGATACATTGACAAACCATCATTTCGATGAGTATTATAACAATAAATCATATAAAGAATTATTACAAGATACTATGACTATCATACCAAAGTCATTGACAGATATAGTAAAAAGCACTCCGCTAACACATATTGATTTTTTATCATTGGATGTAGAAGGTCATGAGTATGAAGTTTTACAATCCTGGGATTTTTCAGTTCCAATTGATTTAATATTAATTGAAATGTTAGGGGTAGAACCTGATAAAGAAGAATTATGTAGAAAATTATTAATAGAAAATGGATATAAATTTGATACACAATTTGTACATAATGAAATTTTTATTCTTGACACAAAATAATTTTTTATTTTTACATAAAATGAAGAATAATTATGTAAAAATATTTGATAAATTGCTATATTTTTATAAAATTAAAGTTATTTGTTTACAACCTACAACATTGTAGGAGGCATATTTCCGGCGTTTTTCGGGTTCTAAAAGTTCTAAATTCTCATTATGATAACAACTATATTTATTTTATTTTATATTATAAACTGTTTACTGAGTTATTTAAATTACTAAAAATTCAGGCGTTTTTCGGCGTTTTCTGGGTTCTAAACCATAGAACCAGAAAAACGCCGAGACAATTTTATAAAAAAATTTATCGTAACAAACTATGAATTAATTTTTTGGGTTTTAAAGCATTATCGTCTAAATCAACTTTTTCCAAACATTTACCTCCAGGTTTTCAATTTTGGACATTTTTAAAATGTCCATTTTCAAAAACCTCAGCCGATTCTTTTCCGATTTTTTTAAACTTTTTTATTGACACTGAAAAAATAAAAAGTATAGTAAATTATTTTTATTATATATTACAATGGTTATAAAATGAAATGATTTTGTTTATTTTTAGTTTTTCAGTAATAAAAATGATTGAATATGGTTAGCTATGTCTCTATTGAATTTTTCTTTTACTAAGAACATCTTGTGTAAATATTTGGCGTTTTCATCGCGGAATAATATAAGTGATTTAGTAAGTGTATCTATTAGACATTGTAACCAACCATTGTAATAATGTTGACCCTCTTTAATTCTAAGTTTGCTTGTTTCACTAAAACTGTCGTGCCCATACATATTATATGTTTCGTTTAATAGTTTAATACAAATCAAATAATATTTATTTACAAAATCAAAGTAATTTGGCATATACTTTTCCAACAGTCTTAATCTACCTTTTGTAAAATAATCAAATAATTTTTTAGGTTCGCTATCACAATAATAATGTGGCCAAGTTATGCGGCTTCCACTTAATCTTGAACTATGTTTATAAAAACAATTCTTATAGAATGAAATGAAGCCCTTTTTGCCAGTAGCATTCTTAGTAAGTTCTTCTACCTTTGATATATATTTATTATATTTTGCTCTTCGATTGGTTTCACCTGTTATGCGCATTAATTGTGTTTTAGTTACCATGTTGGTTTGATTATATTTGATTACTTTGATTGGTTTGATTATAATAACAAAACAATAAAGTAATTCAATTTTTTTATATATGGTTATATTAGATTGGTTATGAAAACATTAGAATTACAAGAATTTTTGGATTTATTCGTTTCAAAGAAACAGACTTTAACAGAATTCATTAATAATGCTCAAGTAAAAATAGGTGATAAATTAGAACCTTTAAAAGAATATATGAAAAGAAAGGATATTGAAAAGTCAAAAATAAAATTACTATTTGAGAACATAGTAAATCGCAATGAATATTTAACAAGATTTTATAATTTATCGCTACGTGTTCAACCAGAACAATTACAAATAACCGAACCACCTATGAAAAACAAAGAAATGAATAATAATATTGAATTGAATTACAAAAATATAATTCGTAATATGCATTATGAGAACATTTTGAAAAATACAAAATCAGGCATGGAAAATGTTTCTACTTATATGGATGTTCTCAATGATTTATATGAAAAATCCATAATAGATTATAAATTATTAACGCCCAGCGCAACTCATTATATTCAAAAAGGAAGAATTGGTAGCGTGTTCTCATCGTATTATTTTCGCGCTTCTATTATGAACCCATATTTAGTATATTCATTAAATCAATCAGTATTAAAAGGAACAAAGGTTTTCACACCGACATTGGGGTGGTCTTCTTATTGTTTCGGGTTTTTAGAATGTCCACAAGTAATTGAATATGTAGGAACCGATGTTATACCAGATGTATGCGAAAAGACCATTCAATTCAGTAAAAAACAATATTCGAATAAAGAAACCAAGATTTTTTGTGAACCATCTGAGAACTTGGCAAAATCAAAATCGTTTAAAACAAAATATAAAGAACATTTCGATGTTGTTTTTTTTAGTCCACCTTATTATAAATTGGAATTATATGATAGTAAAAATCAAAGCACGGATGAATACAATACATATGAAGAATGGTTAAAAAATTATTGGGAAGAAACCATCAAATTATGTTATTATGTATTGGAAAAAAATGGTCGATTATGTTATATTTTATCTGGTTATGGTTCTGAAAATACATATGAACAATACGATTTATTAAAAGATATGAATAATATAACAAAAAAATATTTTAAATTGAAATCACAACAACCAATGTATAATAAAGATGTTCACGTTACTAATCATAAAGAAACGGCAGAAAAAATAATGATATTTGTGAAATCGCAATAGTATAATTATATAATATTTTATGTAATTATAATTAAAGTTCTCTATTATAGTAAATATTTTCATACATAATTCTTGACACTATTTATAATTTCATCAGGGTAATTCATTTGTTCTAATATTTTCACAGCACCTTGTATTTTTGATATCCCTTTTTTCATTTTATAAGTATATTTAAATCCTCCATTTACAAGGTTCTCTACAACCATTTTATAATTTTGTATTTCATTTGACTTTTTAAATTTACTACAAATGGCAACATAGTGCGTAGTCAATATGAAATTAACATTGGATTTCTTAGATAAATATAATAAAAAAGCATAGGCGGATTTTGTTGCTTCTTTTGGGTTTGTTCCAGAATATAATTCATCAAATATTCCAAAGTGTCGTGAATTAGGTTCACTTTCATTAATAATATCAATGATTTCTTTACAACGTCTTGACTCTGCTTGAAATAACGAATCTCTTCCAGATGTGTCTGGAATATTCAAATAAGAATGAATATGTGTATAAGGATTGAGAAAACAAGATTTATAAAAACCACAACCCAATTGTTGTGAAAATATGATATTTAACATAGTAGATTTTATAATAGTAGTTTTACCACCAGCATTTGGTGATGAAATAATAATGTTTTTATCGAATTTACAATCATTTTTAATAGGGGTTTCATGAACCAATGGTGGATAATATTGTTTTTCTATATTACAATTTCCAGATAAATCGAAATTGGCATAAGAAATATTTTTGCGTTCAAGGTTCTCAAATACTCCTAATAAATTGTTTATATAACCTTCAAACCCAAACGAAAATTTCAATGATTGTTCCCATTGTTTATTCGAATGTATTTCATAATAACATTTTAACATATAACCCATATCTAATATTTTTTCAAAAGACACATCGAATGGTCTAACCCTATTTAATAATGCTTTCATTTTTGATAATTCATCGCAATGTTTTGAAATATCATAACAAAATCCATTATAAGATTTGAGTTCTTTATTTAATTTCAAGAAATACTGCATATTTTTCATAGAATATTCTATATATTGTTTCATTTCAAATAAATAATCATTTATCTTAATAGTATTACTATACATTCTGGAACACATAGTAACATTTTGATAAATTTGTAATAAATAAAACCCTATTATAAAAACCAAATAAATTACTTTATCAGCAGTCAATGACCCCATACCGGTGGTGAGAGCTTTTCCAATAAAATGATGCTTAGCAATACCTCTCAAAACATCCAAATACACAGTAAATGTGATGGGTATTTTTTGAAATTTTAAAATAACAAATGGTATAATTAATAACATAAATGGCATTACAAAACTAATCATAGGTGATGCTAAGTTCATCATAGAAATAATTTGTAATATATCAGTTGATTTATTGAAATGCTTAATCATATCCCATTCAATGTAATTGTATTTTGATAAAAAATCATCATTATACTTCAATTCATTCCATATTTCGTTTATTTTTTCACATTTGATTTGATAACTGTAATTATCTGTTAGCAATTCCTTACGATATTCTTTCATATTATCTAAAATATTTTTGGTATCATTTAAATAATCAATGTTTGTAGTATAATATTTTTTCCATTCTGGTATCAGGTTCTCAGCAAAAGAATGAGTTGGATTAAATAAATAGTGATACATTGATTTCTGTTTTTCATTTTCTTTTGTAATTAATTCTAAATCATTAGAAACATTATCTGTAATTGAGAACAATTGTGAATTATCTAAATATTGAATAGGTAATTTAAAATCTTTTACCAAATTTTCATAAGGTTTTTCATTAGAAACCTGTGTGTCTTGTTGTGTTTCACAATTTGATGCATTATCTCGATTAATAAACTTTGAAACAATATTAATGCTATTAAAACTTAACATTATAATATTTATTTATTTATTATAAATATTATAAACGAATTTATTGGAATTTCGTTGACAATAAATTTCGCGCTTTTTGAATATTTGTTACAACTTTTTGTTGAGAAAATCCTAATATTTCAGCTATTTCTTTATTTGTTCTAATAATATCAAATTCAAAAGAATATTTTAATTGCATAATTTTTTTTACAAGAGAAGGGAAATCTTTATTTATTTCGTTCCATATTTCTATATATTCGTATTTTGATAATAATTGATGTTTAAAATTATGATTGAAATTTTTATATATTAATGTATTATTAACATTATTGTTATTACTATAAATACGAGAAAATTTATTATTTGGTAAAAAAATAGTATCGAGCTGATTTTTGTATAAATATTTTGTTTTTAATGTTCGTTTTTGTTTTCTCATTTGTTTCGGGACAATAGTAATTGGGTAAAGTTCAGTGAAACCTGTATATAATCCACCGTCTACACATTTACCGACATAATTCAAAAATGGTTTAGTATCATTATATACTTCTTTTGGTTTATAATTTACTATACCGTGATATAAACTTTTACAAGAATATATACTAAGTTCTTTTACATTTATATTACGAGATGTATATGTGTGTTGCTGCTTGAATGTGTGCGTTTTACGAATAGCCCAATCTTCAAACCGATTATATAATACTTTATTAATATCATTACGCATATCTGGGGTTATTCCTGGATGTAATAATATTTTATGTATATCAATCCACTGTTGTTTCGATAAATATTTTATTGGTGCTGAAAAACATTGAATGAACAAATATAAAAATCCAAATAAATAAAATAATTTTACCATTGCTTTTATAAATTTACTATACTATAATATATAACAATAAATATTTATATTTTTTATAAATATGTATTTATAATAAGAATTTAAGACAATAATTTTGTAATGTCATTCGGCAATTCATTAATAGATATGTTATAATGTTTTTCAATATTTCGCATATGTGTTATATCATATTGTGTAACAAAATTAATAGCTAATCCCTTACGACCCCAACGTCCACTTCTACCAATACGATGTAAATATGTATGAACACATTTTGGTATATCAAAATTAATTACAGTGCCTACTTGTTGAATATCAATACCTCTTGCTGTTACATTGGATGAAATGAGAACTCGATAACTACCTGAACGAAAACTATTAAATGCATTCTCTCTTTCACATTTATTCATTGAACTATGAATACAACAAACAGAAAACCCTTCATTTGCCATTGCTTTTTGCAATTCACTTACTCGATTTACATTATTACAATAAATTATACATTGTGAAACACTAATGTATGAAAATAATCTTTTAAGCATATCGAATTTATCACTATCACCAACAGATGCTAAGAAATATTGTTGTATTCCATCCAATGATAATTCTTCATTTTTCAATATTATTTTAATCGGTTCTTTCATAAATTTATTCGTTAATTCGAGAACTTCGCTCGGCATAGTAGCACTAAATATAGCAACTTGTATATCTTGATTGAAATGTTGGAAAATATTATATATTTGGTCTTTGAACCCTTTTGATAGCATTTCATCTGCTTCGTCTAATATAAATAATTTCATATGTTTTGTTCGAATATAACGGCGTTTAATCATATCAAATACACGACCCGCTGTGCCCACTATAATTTGTGGACAATTTTTACGTATTTCTGTAATATCATCTTGTATTGATGTTCCACCAATAATTGTTTTGATGGTTAAATCATCCATCATATTACTCAATGCTGAAATTACATTATGGATTTGTTTTACTAATTCATGCGTTGGTGCAATTATAATAACCTGAGTTTGTTTTAAAGAAGTATCTACTCGTTGTAACGCACTAATTGCGAAAGTCCCAGTTTTACCTGTTCCCGATTGTGCTTGTGCAATAGTATCTTTTTCATTTATAATAGGCATTATTGCTTTTTTTTGTATATCACTCGGTTTTTCAAAACCATATGAATATATACCACGTAATAATTCGGTTTTTAAATTCAAATCATCCCAATTATTGATAACTTTGTTGTTTACAACTACATTATTTTTTTGTTCAATTTCTATTATTGTTTCAATATCCATTGTAATAATAAATGTAATTATATTTATGTTATATTTATTATATATTATATTTATAAAAGATATAAAATATTGATAATATATTTTATTAGTTATCATAATATAAAGCATTATGAAATATAATTATGAAGACTTTGTTAATATTATGAATGATAGGTTTGAATATACTTTACCAGATATTGTAAATGAAACCATAAAGACATTACAAACTGACCTAGATTTATATTTAAGCACCATTCCTGTTGCTTCAGTAAATGACAATGAAAAACAATATAAGAAACCTTCTCAATATAACACTGGTTCTCAAAATAGAAAATATAAAATGCTACAAGGAAAAAAAACAGTAGATGAAGATTGGGAGAATATTAGAAAAACTATTGTATTTAAACCAACTAAGATAATAGAAAAAGAAGGAATAGAAAAAATATTAAATGATATTCGTGTAGCTTTGAATAAAATATCTGTTAAAAATTATGATGCTCAACGAGATTGTATAATTGAAAATATAAATAATATTATGAATAGTGATAATGAAAATATGGATAATGATATGAAATTAATAGTAAATTCAATATTTGAAATAGCCAGTAATAATAAATTTTTATCAGAATTATATGCGGATTTATATAGAGAACTATGTAATACATTTCCACAATTTATTAACATTATTGATGTATTTATAACACAATATAAGGATAGCATAAAAGAAATTAATTATGTAGAACCTACAGATGATTATGATAAATATTGTAATTACAATAAAACCAATGATAAACGAAAATCTTTATCTTTATTTATAGTGAATTTAATGAAAAAAGGATTAGTTTCTAAGGAATTATTAATTGATATGATAGTGCATCTACAGAGTTTAATATTTTCTTATGTAGATGAAGTAAATAAAAATAATGAAATTGAAGAAATTACAGAGAACCTGTTTATAATGATTACTACATCAAAACCAGAATGTTTTATGGAAGAAAAATGGAATAATATTGTTGAAAATATTATATTATGTTCCAAATTTAAAGTGAAAGATAAAAAAAGTATAAGTAGCCGTGCTATTTTCAAATATATGGATATTTTAGATGCTCTGAAAAAATAATAATTTCAATGTCATTTATTATAACTAATATAATATATTAGTACCAAAATATATTATAAATTTATCAAATATTATCAAATACAATTACTAAAGTAATACTGTAAAAAAGAAATAAAAAGATATAATTATATATTTTATAAAATAATATATAATTTAATTATATTATGGTGAAATCTAAAATAAATCCTGAAATTGTAAATTATAATGAATCAAAAAATGTAGACGATGGTGATATCGGGTTTGAAACCGAGATATATGAAATGGAAATATATAATAATACATTAAACATAGCTATCGGTAAAGAAAAATATACATATTCGCAATATGATATTATATATTATCCTATTTATTTACTATTAGATAATGTAGCTATTTCTAAGATTGGTATATTTGAAGTAGGCGTAAATAATGTACAAAATTTGTTAAAAAATAATGAAATAGATTTTAATAAAGGAAATGTTTTATTATTCGATAATGAACAATATATAAGAGAAATCGTTGCTAATTATAAAGAAAACGAATTAGAAGAAATCGAAAACAAAGATAATAAAATTATCGAAATAATTGAAAACAAAGATACTACACATGATGACGAAGAATATGATGAAGACGATGCTACTAGATTAATAATACCACAAGAAAAAAAATCAAAACAACAAGAAATAGTGAATGAAATATTAAAAGATGGTATTTTTGAAATTGACCAATCAATAAAACCGCCATTGAGATTATTAGAAGAAACACAAAAAGATAGCAGTGAGATAAAAACAGAATATGTAGAAAAATCAAGAACCAAATGGATTGAAAAATTTATGAAAAATAACAATTATGATATTGATGAAATGGATGGCGATGGTAATTGTTTCTTATATGCAATCAAAGAAGCGTATCAACAAATTGGCTATAAAACGACTATTGAAAAATTACGTTCAATGTTAGCAAGTGAAGTAACCGATGATTTATTCCAACAATATCGTTCATTATATGTTAGTTTTTTAGGTGAATTACAAAGTAAAGAAAAAGAAATGAAGGACATAAAAAAAATAAGTAATGAATTAAAGCGTCGTAATGAGAAAACTACAAATAAAGAAGATGGTAAAGAACTATTGAATGAAGCAAAGAACATGATAGAAAAATACAAATCTTTAAAAGTAGAAAAAGAAGATGTGAAAGAATTACTCGATGAATTTAAATTTATGGAAGGTATAGATACTTTGGAAAAATTAAAAGAATTTATACAAACACCGAATTATTGGATGGATACATGGGCAATATCTACATTGGAAAAACTATTGAATATGAAAGTTATTATTTTATCAGTAGAAGCATATAATAAAGGAGATATAAATGCTGTTTTACAATGTGGCCAATTGAACGACGACGATTTAAATAAGCAAGGAAATTTTTCACCGGATTTTTATATAATGACTTGTTATTCAGGTAATCATTATAATTTAATTACTTATAAAGAAAAGAAAATATTTAAATTTGCTGAAATACCATATGATATTAAAGTATTAGTAATCAATAAATGTATGGAACGAAATTCTGGCCCATATTATTTAATAAGGGATTTTCGTAATTTTAAAACAAAATTAGGTTTATCACCAGATGAAGGAGCACCTGATTACGACGATGATGAAATTATTGAATATGATAAATATGACCCCGAAACTATTTTTGTATTTTATTCAAAGTCTTCACATAATAAAGCAGGCAAGGGTTCCGGTGAAATTATAAAACAGTCAAGAATTACAGAGTTTAATACATTAAATAAAGATAGTGTGTGTGTTGATTGGCGTAAAAAAATAGATGATAGTTGGATTGCGCCATTTACATTGGATGGGCATAGGTGGAGTTCAGTAGAACATTACTTTCAAGGTTCTCAATATAAAAAGGGTTTTCCTGATTTTTATTTAGAATTTTCATTAGATAGTGAAAGTGATATAAGTAAAGATGTTTCATTGGCTAAATTAGTTGGTTCTAAACCGAATAAACAACATAAATTAAGTCAAAAACCAAAATCATCAAATATAGTAATTGATTCTGATTTTTATGAAATGGGCGTTACTCCACGACATGAAGCAGAACGATTAAACGCATTGATGGCAAAATTCACACAAAATTTGGATTTGAAGAAGGTATTAATGGAAACAAAAGATGCTAAACTAATGCGATTTGAAAGAGGTAATCCAGCTAAATCGGATGAGTTATTAATGAAAGTAAGAAGAGCAATATTATCTCAAAAACTTGAACAATAGTTATTGCTTTTTTACTATAAAACAAAAAATTATATTTGTTATTTATCAAATATAATTCAATTTACTATATTTTTACTTTTTTATTATTTTTTAGAAACTTGTATACTTAACTGGAACGCCGACTAAAATGTACCAAAATAAATCGGTTTCATCATCAGCAATCAATGTAGAACCATCACTAAATTCAATTGTAGCTGTTGCGTTTACAGAGTTTCCGTCTAAATCTTTATGTGCGTTGGTGTGAGATAAATTTACAATGGTCTTATTAGCAATAGGGGTTCCATTACTATCTAAACCTGCGTCTGTGCATTCAGGATTAGTGTAAATGTTAATAGCAATGCTTGAATAATTGCCGGTTTTTAACATTTCGCGTATTTCTTCATTTATTGTGTCATAGTTAGAAGTATTGAATTGGCCAGACATCTTATATAATATAATATAACATTTTATTATTTTTAAATATTTTTTCTATTTAATAATTTATTGTTTTCCTAAATTGTAGGGAAACCAAGGTTTCCCCCTAAGACCCCTTCCTTTATAATGTTACTATCTTGAAATTATTTTTATATTTATATCATAAGAGAACAACATAAGAGAACAACATAAGAGAACAACATAAGAGAACAACATAAGAGAACAACATAAGAGAACAACATAAGAGAACTTCATTATAAAGGAAGGGGTGTGCGGGGAAACCTTGGTTTCCCGCATTCCCTAAAAAAATTGAATAACTTTTCTTCTAATATTTATAAGGCAATCAATCAAACAACCAAACTAACAGTAACTATTCTCTTTTATTAAAATCTATTTTATTACCTCTTTTTCTTAGATTATCTTTTTATAAAGACAATGGCATCATTCAGTCAACAACCATTACAATCCATGCAAGTATCTTGGAAAAGTTTATACATTCCAGTTTTACCAAAGGATATGTTATTAGACGGACAACCATTATTCGATGAAGCAAGTATGAAAAGTTATTTTGAAGAAAAAGAACAATTAGGTAAAGTATCCCGCGTAGATTATGTATCTAAACCACAACCAAACGGAATAACCAAAGTATCTGCTTTCGTTCATTTTGAATATTGGTTTGAAAGTGCCCGTGAATTTATTCATTATGTTACCATCAACCAAGAAGTCAAGTTAAATGGTTATATGAAGACAAATAATTTTGTATCTATCACTAGTTCAAGTAATGGAAATATAAAGCGTTTCTTCTCAGTTAGAATTAACAAAACTCCTATTCCTGAAGTCAAACAACCTGAACTCAATATTCATCAATTGATTGCCAGTAATCAATTTATGGAAAAATTAATTGAAGAACAAAAGGCTAAAATGATGGAAATGGAGGCTGAATTGACAGAATTAAAGTTAAAATTGTCTGCTGAACACTTGAAAAATACTTTACAAATTACAAATAATATTCCATTTGACGAAATCAAAACCGATTGTTCAGACAACACGGTTCAAAATTTATATTTACGCGAATCAACATTAATGTATTAATCTAATAATTCAAAAAACAAACAATAAATAGTTTTATAATTGTAATCTATAATTAAATAAATAAAAATTAGGCACCTTGCCTTTTTTTATTCTTCATTTACAGACATTCGTAATGTGTTGTACATTTCACTTGAAATAGAGTTGTTGGTTATATTATTAAACCAATTTTCAAATAACATTAGAGAACCTGTATATGATGAATTCAAATAATGGTCTTTTATAAATTGAATATAACTATCTATTGTTTCTGTATTTTTATTAAAATTTAAAGTCATTATACCATTTTCACTATTGTTCTCAATACACCATTCTATAAAGTCATCTACAAAATACATATATATACTTTTCAATATATAGTATGATAATATTTGAGTTTCTTCTTTATATCTGGATGTTCTCAACTGTTTTGATTGTAAATCATTTTCATGTAAATTATTATATTTAATACCAAAGAAATGGAGAACCTTGGCACATTGAAATAATGAAAATAAACGCTCATAATATAATAATTTTTCTGTTTTTATAATTAATTTACCAATATAATTATCAAGGTTCTCTTTATCTATGTTGTTATTGAACCCTATTTTATTATAAGAAATAAACATAACATTAATTATTTCGGCCCATACTTCACAATATGTTTCAAATAATCTTACATCTGAATTAACTGGAAATATAGAGAGAACTTTTTTATTAATATTACTATTTTCTAATTCAGAAAAATCCATACCATTACAATGGAAACTTTCATGAATGAGAACTTTAAACCATTCTTCTTGTCTAAATAAATTGATTTCAGTGTGTTTTTTACAAGAAGTAGTAAATGCTGTATTTGCGTGTTCTTGTTTAATAATTTGCGCAGTTTTTACTGGAAGAACCTTATTTAAATCTGTTAAATACAAATTTATATTTAGATATTGAGAACATTTTTCATTTGAATATGCATTGACTATAAATAACCAAATGAATATTTTTTTTAGTTTTATATCCAAGTCTGTTATATCCTTTTTTTTATTGTTGACATAGAAAGACACTTTGTATTTTTTAGTATAAATATTAAAATTATATTCATAACATATACCTTGCATATTATTTATTTTATTTTGTATCACTTGAGGCATATAATAAAAATCATTACCAATGGGTATTTTATCACTGACATTAACATTTATTTTATTCTTATGTTTTTCAAAATATTCATTACCCTGAACCATTAATATGAATATATCTTTAAGAAATTGTTTTGACTTGATTGAGAACCTATTGTGTGGAATATTGGCTTTAAAATTATCTAAAAAATCTATAATTTCATTTGATATTTGTTTCATATTGTTATATACCAACGAGAAAATATTACTATTATATAATTCAATATTTAAAAAATTGAAGCGTTTCGATTTTAATATATAATTCAGTAAACTATATATTAAAAAAATATAAAACAATAAAAATGGGAATAAAAAACTTGAACCGATTTTTACTTGATAATTGTAGTAAAAAATCTATAACAAAAATACATTTAAGTAAACTAAGTGGTAAAAAAGTAGTAATTGACGTAAGTATTTATTTATATAAATTTTTAGGTGAAAATGCGCTATTGGAGAATATGTATTTGTTTATATCCATATTAAAAAAATATGATATAATTCCAATATTTATATTTGATGGAAAGCCGCCGCCTGAAAAAAAACAATTATTGATAAAAAGACTTATTGAAAAAATGGAAGCAGAAAAGAAATATCTAAATATAAAAGAACATTTAGCAACTGAACAAAGTAAAGAAAAAAAAGAAGAAAAATTATTAGAAATGGAGTTATTAAAAAAACAATTTATAAGAATAAAAGATGATGATATACGAAAAGTAAAAGAGTTATTTGATGCATATGGTGTATCATATTATTGTGCTAAAGGGGAAGCTGACCAACTATGTGCGCATTTAAATAAAACAGAACAAGTTTGGGGTTGCATAAGTGATGATATGGATATGTTTTTATATGGTTGTAAATTCGTAATAAGACATATAAGTTTACTGAACCATACAGCAGTTTTATATGATACAGATAAAATGTTATCTGATTTAAAAATGTCATCACAAATATTTAATGAAATAATGATTTTATCTGGAACTGACTATAATATTAATAATGAAACATCTTTAAATGAAACAATAAAATGGTATTATGAATATATGAAATATTCAGTTAAAGAAATCAAAAATAATAACAAACATTATGGATTTTACTTATGGTTAGTCAAAAATACAAAATATATCAAAAATTATGAATTATTATTGAGAACATATCAAATGTTTCAATATGATAATAATTATAATGATAATATTATAATAGATAATAATGATAACCCTATTGATTTTGAAAAACTTTATAATATAATGAAATTGGAAGGATTTTTATTTGTTAAGTAAAGATAAGTATATACTAAAAAGAAAAAAGAAAATACTTTTTTTATTATATTATAAATTCTATAATATAATAATAATTTACAATGACAACTATATTTATTCGTTCATTAAATAATTGTAGATAAATATGAACCCTTGAAATCTTCATTGCCAGTATGCATTAAATTAATAGTAACATCTAACCAAATATTTCCACCCATTTTTGTCCAACGATGACAGAACAACCAATCCTCGGAATAATAATGGTCATCTTCTACCCCGCAATCAAATAAAGCATACGCATACTTATTTTCTGTTCCTTGTAAATATCCTACATCATCAGTATATTTTGTAGAAGGATATGCCTTTGACATTTGTTCAATTGTGCTGCGTTTTATCATCATAAATCCAGTTGCTAAATGTTTAATCTTAGCTAAGTTATTTTCAATGGATAAAACATTATTGATATAGTTAATATTATATCTTAATAAATTATGTTGTATCATACTCTCGTCACTAATAGCATCTTTGAATTGTGATTTATTTTTTTTATCAATCCATTCTTTTGCTACATTTTTAGTTTGTGCGTCTTTTGCTATTTTTTCCCAATAATAATGTTTCAATGGATATACTCCACCACATAATCCTTTATTACAAATAATTAATTTTAAAACATCAGTTGGGTCCCAAGTAATATCAGCATCAATAAATAAAATGTGCGTTGTGTCTGGGTCGTTCATTGCTTTTGCTACCAAATTATTACGTGCTCGTGATACCAAACTATCATTTCTACAGAATTCTACTTTAATACCAATACCAAGACTTCGTAACAAATCTTGTGTAGCCATCATACAGAGAACATAATTAACAAAACATAAACTACCATAACAAGGAGTTAAAATATAAAGTTTTGTTTTATTTTTAGAAACATACTCTTTTACTTTATCCATAAACGATAATTCTAATTTTTTTTGTTCACTTTGGGGTTCGGCTTTTACTTCATTTTTATTGTTTTGTGGATTTTCTTTTTGTTCGTTTCCGCCGAAATCGTCCATAAATAATTCATCGTCGTTTTCTATTGTTTCAGTTGGCTGTGACATTAATGCTAACTATAAGTATATTTCATTTATAATTTTTATATTGTTTATTTATAATTTATATATTACATAAATTTTTTTATTTATGTAATATTGGTGAGTTTTGTATTTTTTCTATATTTTGGTAAAACTTAATAACAGTTATCATTTTATATTTTTTCTATTTCTAATAATTATCTTGATTTGATAATTTCATTTGATAATTTATAGTTATTTAAACAGAAGCAACAACTGGAACAGTCTTAATAAAGTGGTGCTTCATGTACTTTTGAAGATTGAAGTAAGTTAGTTCATCACCCTTGTTAATCTTTAATAGCTTTGAAAGCTTTGGGTCAGGGTTGATTTTACGACCATTGGCAGGGTCTTGTAGGTTGTTTGCACGAATGTATTGGTTGATTTCCTTACTGACGACAGTTCTGGCCATTTCAGTGCCAACTGTCTTGCCAAGGAATTCAGCAAGTTCATTACTGATAAGAGTAGGCTTTACGAAACCAGATGGTTGTCTGTTTCCGTTAGTGCGTCTCTTCTTTGATGAAGCCTTTTGGGCGGCCTTTAGTTCACGACTAACAGCCTTCTCAAGGGTCTTGAAATCATTCTTAACAGTTGAGAAAACGCCAACAAGTTGTTGGAGTTTAGCACTGAACTCAGTCATCTTTGTTGCTACTGAAAGTTCTTCAGCAACATCAACTTGGGCATCAGCAGCAACTACTGGAGAAGTAGCTACTGGAGCAGCGGCGTCGACGACTGGCTTAGTCTTCTTAACGCGAGGTGTCTTTGGGGCAGTTTCTTTAACAGCTGGGGTAGTGGTTTGCTTAGCATCGGTTGTCTTAGTGGCTCTTACCATTCTAACTATATACATATAATATGTTTCGTTTTTAAGTCTTTTTTCACAAATATATATTTATTTATAATTATTCGCTTGAATATTCCTAAGGGTGTTTATAAAAATATAAAAAAACGTATTATAAAATTATTTTTTTGATATATATTTTTGACATTTACAACTTTTGCATTTTGTTACAATCACATTGTACGTGTAACAAAATAATAGGTAATCGTTTTATGCTAATAATAGTTATTTTTTCATATTTTTGCGTCTTTTGGCAGTTTTACCTTTTATATTTGCTCTTTTCTTTGTTTTTCTTGATTTTTTTGTTTTTCTTACACGTCTTCCGCCATCTTGTTCTTCTAATTCTCTTCTTAATTTCTCTTCTTCTACATCATCTTGAAGTAAAAGAGGTGTAAAATTATAACTGTCATCACGCAATATACTATCGAAACGACTATTTGCGCCGCGCTTTTTCAACATCTTTATAATTTCTAACATATTTGCTTTATCAAATGGGTTTTTTAAATTATCACCATATTCATAAATAAATGACGCCCATTTTATTGGTGACCATTTAATATTAATTTCATCTTTTTCATTTACGTCATCACCTTTTTCCAATAACTCCTGAACAGTTCCTTTATTTTCAGCAATAATTGCATTTATAAGAGGCGTATACTTACCTTTTAATGCTGCAGCAATTCTGTTTGTTTCATCTTCGCTAAAATCCATAATTATTATATATATAGCAAATATTATAATTATGTTAAATTTTATTGTTATTTCTAAAGATATATTTTTTATTAAAACGCAACCGATTCGTATAACCAAGGCATAGCAATTCTTGCTTCATTACTTACTAATGTTAATGCGGTTAATGCGTGAAAAGTTCCAAGTGTTTTATGGTATTCATCTATACCACTATATACAAGATTTTCGATAACAGCTAAACACGCAATTTTGATTTCGCTTTCTAAAATATGATTTTGATATATAGGTTGTGAAAATATGTCGGAAAAAGGGTCGAACAATGGGCAAATATTATTTTTAATTTCAACACTTAATTGTGCTCTATACCTCCAAATATCGTGCAAATGTCCCCATAATAATATATATCCTCGTTTATTTAAATTAGAGAACCAAGTGCTTTGAGTATAATTTCCTAATTGGTCTATTTCCATAAATAATTCTTGTATTCTTGTTTCTAATGGTTTCCTGCGTATTTCTACAATTTTATTATAATTATCTCTCAATATGGGGTTATTCGATAGTATATTAGAATTATTTACTCGTGGTTCATAATATCTTGTAGATATCACAGTATTGTTGTTCAAAATGTTAGGGGTATCATTAGTATTTGACTGGTTTTCTTGTGAATTCTGGTTTTGATTATTACGGTGTCGAAATGAATTATAATGGTTTCTGAAATCACGAGATTGCATATCATTATGTGCCATACTTCTTGAAATATTTGTATTTGAAACTGTTAAATTGATTTTATTGTTCTCATCTTTATGTTCTGGATAAATAATTTGGATAATGTTATATAATGAAATCATTTTTTTTAATATTTTCATATCAAATGCTTCACGATTATATGGATTATTTATTTTTCCTTTTGTTTTCATCATTTGAATAAGTGAACTTATATTAAATCCATAATAGAATTCTTTTGCGTCCTTATAACTAAAAAAAAGTTCTCTTGGTATTTCATCTAATGGTTCAAGAGTTACAAAATCACTATCATTTACGCATAGTGATTTACTGTTTACAGCGTCACCATTTAATATAAACGAATATCTTACCATCCAGCCACGAAAACATTTTTGTATTAATGCTGCTTTTTTCATTTTATTAAAAAGGGTTTTTATACGCTGTATCAAATCATCTTTATTGCCAGTTATTTTTAAATCGTATTTATCGTGAGTTATCAGTAATTTATAATGTGGCAATATTAATTTATAATGTTTTACAATTCTTTTTAATTCAGGTAATTTATATTTTTTTAATGAAATATTATTTTTAAAAAAATCGTTGTAACTTAATATTGGAACATCTTTGTTTGATAAGCAAGGTTCTCTGTTAAATACATTTTCTCTTATAGGTTTTGAAAACATATTATATTAATATATAATAATATAATAATTAAATTTTTAATATCTTTTACTCTAATGTTATAGTTGCTGTAATTATATTTATCATAATATCTAAACTATCTATTATACATTTATTATTATATTAAGAGAACCTTACAAAACCCTTCTCTTTTATGTGAACTTTATGACAACTAATAAAAGAATTTAAATACTTACAAACATATTATTATATAAATAAAAATGAATTATATTTTTTTTATTATCTACTGTAATATTTTGTCATTATTTTCAGCAACCACAATAAAACCAAAACTATGCGTTGATTGTAAGTTTTTTACAAAAGATTTTTTTACAAATAACAAATTCGGTAAATGTTCTTTATTTCCAACAGTAGATGACAATAATTATTTTTTGGTGGATGGAAGTAAAGAAAATAAAAATATTGAATATCATTATTGTTCTACATCAAGGAAGTATGACCATATGTGCGGAGAAGAAGGAAAATTATTTGAAAACAAAAATGTTAAAACGCGTAAGAGAACATCGTAAGAGAACATCACATAATATTACAAAAATACAAAAAAATGCTTATTTTTTAAATAAAAATAAAATATATTGTAAAAAATTGAATTAAAGAAATCACCATATATAGTGTATAATACATTCAGCTCTTATATTTCTAACTCGTATATTATACTTTAAAATCAAACTTCTCTCAAAACTTACAAGCAAACTAATACTATCAACTAATAATGTCAAAGCAATCTTCACCAATCGTTGTTTCTGTTAATGACTGGACACCATCAAGTGTTCGTTATATGCAACCAAAGGTCAATGACCGCGGCGCTAAGTCAATTAATATTATCAGCACACAAACAAATCGTGCATTACATTTATCGACACCACTAATGATGACTTGGGGCATTTCTGATTATACTGATGAAAAAACCGGCGAATCTGATGGAAAGTTTACAATTTCACTCAATTTTCCAACTGAACAATACAAAACTCAGGCTACAACTGATTTCCTTGATAAACTAAAGGCATTTGAAAATCAAATCTTGGACGACGCTGTTAAAAACTGTGAAGTCTGGTTTGGCGAAGAAATGACAAGGGAAGTAGCCAAGCATACATTCTTCCCATTTATTAAATATTCAAAAGATAAAAATACAAAAAAAATCGACCTCTCTAAACCACCTTGTATTCGTGCAAAGGTTCCTAACTATGATGGACGCTGGGCAGTCGAAATTTACGATACTAATCAAAAATTAATTTTCCCTTGTGATAATGATAGATTAACTCCTCAAGATTTCATTACTAAAATGAGTAATGTTGCTTGTGTTATTCAATGTGGTGGATTATGGTTTGGCGGTAAAGGTTGGGGAATTACTTGGAAACTAAATCAATGCGTAGTAAAGCCACAACAAGTTGTAAGTGTATATGGTAAATGTCATATTCAACTATCAAATGACGAACTAACTGCTATCGACAATGTTAGTAAAGATGTTACAGTTGACGAAGAAGAAGAAACCGTTCAATCATCTAAGCCTGTTACAACTGAAGTCGAAGATAGTGATGATGATAGTGATAATCCACCACAACAAGAACCAGAACCAGTTGTAGTAAAGAAGGTTGTCAAGAAGGCAGAGCCAGCACCAGTCGCTGTAGAAGTAGCAAGTGAACCAGTGGAAGCACCAAAGAAGAAGGTTGTGAAGAAGAAGGTTGTTGCTGCTTAAAATTATAAAAAATAAATAATATTCAAAAACCAAAAAATAACTATATTAGCCAATCATATTTTTATAACTGTAACTTATAATTAAATTATCCATTTCTAATAATAAATGAAATTAAATTCATTTATTATTTTTTCACTATATTATAGAATAATATAAAAACAATGAATTATTTATATAAAATATTCTTTTTTTATTTATCAATGGTTCATTCTATACGGTATTTTGCAAGTAAAATATTCAAGCATAACTCCAAAATATCATTATATAATTCAAAATATAATATTGTATCAATTACAAATAATAAAATATACAACATTGAAACAGATAAAGATGAATATATGAAACAAAACGATTTCATAAAAGATAAAAAAATCATTTCAATATCACCAGGTGGTTTCAAGGGCGTCTATATGTTAGGATTATGCGTCTATATAAAGGACAATTTCAATTTAGATAATTTCATTTTTTCAGGTGCTTCTGCTGGTGCTTGGAATTCATTAATGCTTTGTTGTAAAAAAGATATAAATTATTTTAAATCCGATATTGTTGACTATAGTATTAAAAACACAAACACCTTGTTTGATTTAGAATATTTAATGAAAAAGAAAATATTGGAATATTACACAACAGAAGACTTTGATTTGAGACGATTATATATAGGAGTTACTGCGTTGAATGGTTTTTATCCAGAAACTAAAATATTTTCGAATTTCAATAATTTAGAAGATGCAATTAATTGTTGTATAGCAAGTTCTCATATTCCTTTAATAACTGGTGGCATTATCAATAGATATAATAATATGTTTACATTTGATGGTGGATTTAGCAAAACTCCTTATTTGAATATTAGCGAGAATGCATTACATATAACGCCAAGTATTTGGAAAAAAGAACAAGTTGTAAAGCGAAATTCTATTGCCGACTTGAATGAATTTACTACATTGTTCTCAAAACATAAATATAATTTTACTGAATTGTATGTCAATGGATATCACGATGCTAAAAAAAATCACGATTACTTAAAATCGAGACTATGTTGATTTTTATTTTTGTATTTTTATGTTTGTATTTTTATGTTTGTTTTATTTTATAAATTTTTCTATTTTTTTCAATTCATTTTTGCATTCGTTTTTATATTTGTGTAAATTATGATATTCGTATTCGTTTTGCAATTTTATAAGTTTTTCTACTCTTTCTATTATAGACATACCACATTTATCGTATTTCACTAATTTATTGAAATACGTTATCATAGCGAATACGTCTCTTGATAATTGTTCTAAGAATGTTTTAACCCAATTTGGATATTGCTTTATCATATACGCATCGCGAAAAGTTAAACTATTAGTAGTATTTGATAATAATTCAGGTATCTCGTTTTTCCAATCATTTTTATAAAATTTATAATCATATCCAAGGTTAAATATTTTTTGGAATATTTCAATTTCTGTAAATTTATGGATTTGTTCTCCCTTGAATTCATCCTTAAAATAATTATACTCTAGATGCGTTTTGATTTGACGAATATTTTTGATTTCACTATATAATAATTGTTGCATTGAATTATGAATACTTGTAGTCAATTGGTCGAAATCGCCAAAAGATGTCTTATCTAAATAAACGTATTTTTTAAAAATTTTGAAATCATCTTTTGAGATTGGAAGAAATTTACCACTGTTATTCTTTGGAAATGATTTTTTTTCATCAAATTCATCGCAAAATTTATTTCTTAATAATTTCAATATTTTATTAGTAGTGTATAAATCAACATATTTATAATAAATTTCAATAATTTTTGTTTCAGTTTCAATATGAGGTAAGAATTTGATTAGTTCTACTATAATTTCCTTTTTAGGTAACATAATTTTATTTTTAATTTTATTTACTAAATCCATATTGGTATCATTTGGAACAAATTGATATATCATATCAGTTAACTCTACGGGTAATGGTATATCTTCATTACTATTATTTAATGCGGTATTTGCTACATTTTTCTTTACATATTCAAAAATTTGTTTTATGATTAGATTGATGAATTTAGCATCAGTTTTCATATAAATATCTTTTATTTCTTCTTTTTTTTTATTGTATTGATTGTTCTCAGCGTTCTCTTCTTTATCCAACATATTTGATAATACTTTGAAAAATGTCGTAATATGATAGAATATTTCGTCATATGTATCATTATATTTATCCTTGTTTGATGGATTAAAATAATACCATTTGTTAGTAATTTTCATATCATATACTCCATTATAATTACGAAATTCCAGCATTGGAATAATATTTGAACTTGCGTATTCAGCAGCGAGATTTTTAAGGTAAGCCATTTTGATTGTTGTTAAGTATACCAACTATTTATATAGTAAAAAGTAATTCAATTTTTTACTATAATCAACATATTTTGAAAATATGATATAGAGTAAAATATATAATAATATATACAATGACCATTCAAAACTACATACACATTTTTTTTATTTCAAATGTATATTATACCTAAAAATTGAATTACTGTTTACTTTATAGGTATCGTAATATAAAATATAACCGCTATTTATTGTGAACAATGCCTTCTAAAAAATATGATTGCTATAAAAAATTTTTGAATGATATTGAAACCATAAACAATATAAAATTTACATACGATGGAAATTTAGATAATCATACATCAGTTTCTTGTAAATGTAGGAAAGATTTTTGTAAAAATAATTGCAAAAGGTCTTTGCGCGATATAATTAAAGATGGTCGTATTCTCTGCACTATGCATTTAAAAGAAGATACATTAACGCAGAAGTACGGAACAATAGAAAATTTTATCAAACAAATAGAAAATGTTATTTTTAATTATGGGATAGAAAAATTAACTACTAATGGGTTAAAAGAATTAGGGTATTTAAAGAATATGAATTACCATAAAATTTCAGTTGAAGATTTGCAATACAAATTTAAATATAAAGAAATATTATTAGAAAAACATCATAACCAATTAAAAGAAACCGTTAAAAAGTTGGTTGATGATAATGGAGCTAAAGTGTTATTTTGGCATTGGTTAAAAGATAACACTGAAACAGATTTTTACACACAATTAAAATATGCGTCTTCTATAAATAGTGATTTATTATTAAAACAATTGTCGATTGAATTTAAAGTTGAAACTAAATGGCAAGAAATATATAGAGAAAATCATAGCCAACAAATATCATTAATTGCACAGAAAAAAAAAGAATTTAAATTAAATAAATATCTCGAAGAATTTAAAAATATGTATAAAGCAGATGGTATTTCTGTTTTTAACGCTGCGTGGCTAGATGAAAATTATCATGAAATGTATAGATGTTTTCGTAATAATAAATTAACATTAAACAAAATAGCAATTGGTTTTGGTATAAATAATAAACAATATAATAATTATTATCGCAGCTTGATAACAATAAGTTCTGGAAGAGTAGTTCATACAGAAGATGAATTTCATAAAATCGCAATTGAAATTTTATCAAGATGGGGATATTTTCCGAGTGCTAGCATTTTAATAAACAATGGTTTCGGTGATTTTGTGGGACTTATATATAAATTTGATAAAACATTTGATACTTTAAATAAAGAATATGATATACGTTCTAATCAACATTTGACAACAGTTACTGGTGAAAAACTACAGTCTCAAAGTGAAGTTAGTTTGGTTAATTTTCTATTTTCTCGTGGAATTAAACAATCTAAAGGTGCAAAATACTCTGAAGACTACAATGAATTATATGGAAGAGGTGGAATATATGATAGACAATTTGTAGGGAAAGACGGTATATACAAAAATAAACAAATTCATATTGAAATATGGGGAGGGTGTAAAAATCGTTTAAAACAAGGAGAATATAACGATAAACGTAAGGAAAAGGAAGAATATCATAAAAATAACAGCAATATTATATTTTTAGGAATAGAATATGAGGATTGCTATTCAGAAAGTAAACTAGAAGAAATATTTCGACCATATATTGGAATAATACAACCATTTAATTATATAAATGAAGAACAACGTAAAATATCGTGTGAAAAATGGCATTTATTATATGATATAAGAAAAGGATGTGAATATATTTTTGAAAATAATAATAATCAATTACCAACTATAAGATGGATGCGAAGAGGTAAAAATATTGAACGAAATAATTGGGAAGTATGTGAAAACTTTAATATAATAAATTTTAGTTATAAAATAGATAGATTTGGCGGTATTAAAAAAGTTAAAGAATATATAGATGAACTAAAAATAATGAATAATAAAATTTGAATATAGAAGAAAAATATACATATAATAATTATTTATAAAATTATATATATAAATAATTGGTTTTTAAAATATGATATATAGAGTAAAATATATAATATTATATACAATGACCATTCAAATTACCATTTTAGAAAAAAATGATTACATACATTATTTGAATTTGATGAGACAGTTTAGACCCATTGAATATGAAATTTCGTTTGATAAATTCAGTGAAATCTACGATATAATATTCAAAAATAGTGAGATATTTGTAGCAAGAACTGATGATAAAATCGTTGGAAGTATAACGCTCATATACGACCAAAAGTTCATTAATAATTATGCTCTTTATGCTCATATTGAAGATGTGGTCGTTGATGAAAATTATAGGCATCTTAAAATAGGAAGCAAACTATTAGATTATGCCAAAAATAGGTCGAACGAAAAAAATTGCGCAAAATGCACATTGACTTGTAGTAAAGAAATATCGTCATTCTATCTAAAAAATAATTTTCAAGAAAAAGGAATACAAATGACATTTATACCGCTGAATAATTGATATTTTTATCTTCACATTGCTCTTTCACTATATTACAATTCGAATAATTATAATAAACCAAACTAGCCACTATTGCTCCACCACAAGCACAGACACCAACACAAATACAACTCCCCATTATATTATATATATTATACATACAATATAAAATAATACTAAAATGATTACGATAATGTTACTTTATCTGCGTTGTAAACACAAATTATGTCTGTGTAAATACTATTCTACCGTAACAACTTTCGCCAAATTACGCGGAAAATCTGGATTGAACCCTTTTTCAATTGATAAATAATAAGATAATAATTGAATATATACATTCGCAGTTAATCCGCCAAATGTCTTGTTTTTTTCTATCAAAAGTTCTCCTTCCAAATCTGTTATTCTTAATACAAATGCGTTTCTTGCTTTAATTTCTTGGTATGTATTTCTATTTTTATCTCGGTTCTCTTCATTAATATCTAATAATATAATTGGTAATTCATCTTCTATTAGTGCAAATGGCCCATGTTTCAATGATGATGATGAATAACCTTCTGCGTGTATATAAGAAATTTCCTTCATTTTCAGCGCACCTTCTTTCGCAATAGCTTCTTCTTTCCCTTTTCCTAATAAAAAACACGATGTTTTATTGAATTTGTTTGTAAATAGCATAATGTTCTCAATGTTATCTAAAATATTTTGTATTTGAAAAGGTAGATTGCGTAAATCATTTATCATTTGTTTTCTTCTTTCAATACTTGTTCCACGATTTTGTGAGAACCAAATAGCGACCATTGATAATACAATACATTGACTTGTAAACGACTTTGTAGAAGCCACTGCTACTTCTCTACCTGCATTTAAATAAACCCCACAATCCGTTTCTCTTGCGATTAACGAATCTGGAACATTCACTACACCAATAGTTATTAAATCATAATCTTTCGCTATTTGAATGCATCTATGTAAATCTTTTGTTTCACCTGATTGAGATAATAATATTACACCAGTAGTTCCTTTCTTCGGTATATCTTTTATTTGAAATTCAGCACCATCATATGCTACAACTGTATCAAATATATCCAATGTTTTAAAAATATCCAATGACCATAACCCCGCGTGATACGATGTTCCACATCCTAATATTATCAAATGATTTATGTTTAATAATCTCGATTTATTTAAATCCAAACCACCTAATTTTACAGAAACATTGTTCTCAATTCTACCACCATTATTCATCGCACGAATAATACAATCTGGTTGTTCCATAATTTCTTTTAACATCCAATGCTTATAATGTAAAGGACTTGTTTCAATATTCGTTAATAATTTATCTTTTATTGCATATCTGTGAATATTTTTATTATATTTAATGGTCTTATTTTCTTTTGTAATTTCAATTAAATCGTGATTATCTAATACAATATACTTTTTGATATAATTACCAAATGCTATTTGTTCTGATGCTATCATAATATATTCATCTTCCATACCTAATAATAATGGAGAACCATTACGAGTAATCCATAATTTATTAGGATGTTCGGCATGCATAATAACCAAAGCCCAAGTTCCTACTAATTCTTCGACTGTTTTCTGTATAGCATTTTCTATAGGTTCTCCATTATCTATATAATAACCAATGAGAACTACTATGATTTCAGTATCTGTTTGTGATTTAAAGTGATAACCTTTTTCTAATAATTTATTTTTCAATTCTTCGAAGTTCTCAATAATACCATTATGAACCAATGAGATTTTATTAGAATTATCGTGATGTGGATGAGCATTAATATCTGTTTTGCCGCCGTGTGTAGCCCATCGAGTGTGTCCAATAGCACAAGATGAAAAAATATTTTTTTTCATTATTTCGGTTTCTAATACATCTAAAGCATCGCAAGTAGTTTTTGATGCGAATTTTATCGTATTCAGTTCTCCATTTGATATACAAGATATACCTACAGAATCGTACCCACGATTTTGTAATAGTTTCAAACCTGATATTAAATATTCTTTGTATAAATCCGAACCAAGATAACCAATTATTCCACACATTTTGTTTTTGGATTATTATAATTTATAAAGAGAACATTTTATACTTGTATTTACAAAATCATTTTTCGTAATTTCCATTTTACAAAAGTTTTTATTATATTTACTTTTCGATAATCATAATTTGATACTTTTATAATTTTATTTATTTTGTATAGACTTCTTATCATTTTGATATTAGAATAATCACAGTATGTTATTAATTTTGTTTTGTATACAGGATGTAAATTTAAATTATGGATTTTTTCAATATATGGTGTAATTTTATATTTGAAATGGTCAACAATTGGTTTTTTGTATAAAGGCAAATCAAATGGATACAGCAGTATATTAGTTAAAAATTGTAGTTCTTCGTTCAAATTTTCTCTAATGAATTCTGCTAATGTACTATTTCCATTAAAATTTTTGATTGCGTCATTGTATCCATTTATATAATTCTTTTTCATTTCTATTTCCATTGTTTTTTTAATGGTTTTATTGATATCATAATTCAAATGAGATAAACGATTTTTTATTAAAAAATATTGTATATTTATGTTTCTGCGTTTACTATTGATTATATTGAAATATAATATTGAATAAAAAAATATTATATAGATAGTTTTGATGCTTAACATAACTTATTATGTGAAATATATTTTTATGTTATTTTTTACTTGTAATTATTGTATTTATAAATGTAATATT